GTTATATGGAAGATATGAATCTTATTGACAAAGAGAAACCATATGGTCCGCAGGTCTTAGAATATGCAACTTCCCCAATTTTCTATGAACGTATGCCATTCGGAAAACATAAGAATGAACTTATGAAAGACATTCCTGTGTCATACTGGAATTGGGCTCAGAAAAATACAGATTGGTTTAATGCGGAAGCTGACAATCACGATCCGGATTTAGCTGCGAGCATAAATGCAGCTATGAATATTTATTGACCGTTATTATTTCTAGCTGCATCCATGACATGGGATGCTAATAATCTTGCTGGATCAGTCATAAATTTCTGTACTTTGTGATCGTATGGAAGATCTGCCGCAGCCAACGCATATTGTTGCCCACGATAACCCGGAGATTGAAGTTTACCTTCTTTAGGATGATTTGTATATTCGGGTTGTGGTTTATCGACAGGTTTAATGAAAACAGGAACAATATCTTCATTGAACCATTGCTTGAAATATTTTTCGTAATACTCTCTATTTTGTCCTTTATATTTCACATCTTCGGGATTGTAAAATTTTTCAGAATCAGCACTCGCTTCTTTGTAGAAACGAGCAACAACATCTGTAGCACTTTCGTTAAGAATATCTTTTATTTTCATATCATTATTTATCATAGGAATCACAAAATGAAAAACTATTTAGTCCCAGTTGTAGTAGAACAAACTGCACGTGGAGAACGTTCGTACGATTTATATTCACGTTTAATGAAGGAACGTATTATTTTCTTTACTGGAGAAGTTGAAGAAAATATGACAGATATAGTTATCGCACAATTATTATTTTTAGAGGCAGAAAGTCCAGAACAACCGATAAATATGTATATCAAGTCACCCGGTGGCTCTGTGTATGATGGTTTGGCGGTTTACGATGTGATGCAATATATCAAATGCCCTGTTCATACCTATGTTGCTGGATGGGCAGCAAGTATGGGTTCTTTTATTGCACAAGCAGGAGAACCAGGACACAGATATTTGCTTCCACGTTCAGTCACAATGATTCATCAACCATCTTCTGGAACTCGAGGAAAGGTTACAGATATGGAAATTGACTTGAAGGAGGGAATTCGCTTGAAGAAGGAACTTACTGAACTCTACGTTAAGCATAATTCCAAGGGAGTTACCTATGAGCAATTTGTTGAATTGCTCGATAGAGATAAATGGTTAACTGCACCTGAGGCAATCGCACTCGGGTTAGCCGACAATATTGTGGATATAAGACTATGATTAATATTACCGAACAAGCAAAACAAAAAATGCTCTCCATTTTGGATGATGAAGGAGCCACTCTGGTTCGTTTCGGATTAAAGGTGGTGGATGCAATGGATTTCAATATTTTATTACTCTTGAAGAAAAACAAGAAGAAGATGATTTTGAAATTCCATTAGAAGATGACAAAAAATTATTAGTGGATGCTATGAGTAATACATATTTACAAGAAGCTGAAATTGATTATAAGAAAGATATGATGGGTGAAACTTTCGTATTCAAGAATCCGAATGTTAAACATTCTTGCGGATGCGGAAGTTCTGTAGGTTTTTAACACACACTGTAAATACGATATATAAGGATATACCATGGAAGAACCATCCAAGTTATTGTTAGGATTAGAAGCGGTCAGGGGCGTGGCCGAATATGGTCTTGGACTAATATTCAACACTCCTTTAAGATTTATATCCCCTCGTGGAGATGGACATCCTGTAATAGTAATTCCTGGATTAGGAGCAAATGATGGTTCAACACAATATCTAAGAAATTTTCTTGATAGTATTGGATACATTTCATATAAGTGGGGATTAGGAAGAAATCTTGGTCCACGAAATGGCATGGACAAATTAGCGAATGATTTGGTGAATCGTGTAAATGAGGTTTCAGCTGAAAATGGCGGAAAACAAATTAGCCTAATAGGATGGAGTTTAGGTGGTATTTATAGCAGAGAAATTGCTAAATTATGTCCGGATATTATTCGCCAAGTTATTACTCTTGGAACACCGTTCAAATCTATTAGTGAAGGTACAAACGTAGGAAAGATTTACGAAATTTTGAGTAAAGATAAAAGCATACAGAATCCGGAAATTTTAAAGAAACTTGGTGAGCCACCACCGGTTCCATTTACTTCACTTTACAGTAAAACAGATGGAGTCGTGCATTGGGAATGTTCAATCGAAGATGAAGGTCCAATTGCACAAAATATAGAAGTACCGGGTGCAAGTCATTTGGGTTTAGGACATAATCCAATTACTATGTATCTTATTGCTGATAGATTGACTCACACAAGGGATGACTGGGTGCCATATAAGGCTCGATAAATTAAGAAATATATAAAACGGGCCCCAAGGGCCCGTTTTACATTATAAACCTTGACAAAACACATTACTTTATGCTAAAATACAACAATAGCAATGGGGAGATATAAATGGATAAGGATACTTATGTTCCAATGAATGAATTGATTCAAGATAAGGAAAAATTCTGGACATTCACGCATATTAATCTTCCCTATCATGAAATTGCTAGAAAGGGCATTGTCATTTGGTGTGTCGAAAATCTTGAGGGACGATGGACTATGCTGGGTGGCAATAAATTTGGGTTCGAAGATGCTACAGATGCAACCATGTTCAGAATACAGTTTGGACTGGGTGTATAAATAGTTAATTACACAAGAGGAGTGTATCATGTATGGAGTTCAAGAGCTAAAACAACGTTTGGTTATCATCAAGAATTCTAATCTTGATGATGCAACTATCCTCGATGAAAATTATCTACAGCTTATTAAGGAGACACCAAATCCTGATGAGCAAGAGCAATTCGTAGTATTGCGGTCTATCGTAAAACGCAGAATTAAACATCTGCAGGAAGAGAATGGATCTAACTGAAAATTTCGAAAGAGCCAGTGACATTCTGTTTGGGAGATACGGTGCTTCACAAGGCATCGAATCTTCCCATCCTCATGACTTTAGTCAAATAGATTATCATTTAAAATTCCGAACATCTCAATCTTTTAATCATTTTTTAGAAGATTTATGTCTGGTTTATGAAGTGCTTGAGGAAAGACAACTTCAGCAATTGAATCCTACAATTCAACGAGCCTATGATGAATATAAACTTTTACTCACACTATCAAAATAATGCTCAATATCGCACGACAAATATATTCAGGGTGGAATACAGGAAATGCAAAACACGAACTACCAGAAGCAGAGGTAGTACCACTGGGTGGCTCTTCAAATGAAAAGAAAAGATTAGAAACATTAACTAAGCGTTACCAGGTCTTAAAGGAACACGAAAATATCCCTTTACCGGGATTTACTCTTTTTAAAACAGGCAGAAAGAATTGGGGATCAGCAGATCAAACTTGGCTTATAATTGACCCGCGTGGTTATTTGGTTAGAATTACCAATGACAATTTGGAAATGATACTTCATGTTACAGGTATTACCGAAGGTCTAATTCAAGAAAAGTGTGTTTGGGCAAGAGAAGATAGCCAAACCAAAATGCTTTTAGTACCTGTCAGTTCAGATTCATATATTGAAGCAACCAAGAATACTGAATTAATTGAAGGTAAGGTTGATGTTAAAGAAATTCAAATTGGTGATAAGGTCTTATTACAGAATAAGTTAACAGGAATATTCATGGGAGTTCAATCATTATATGGACCACTTAATGGTGATGATCGAATTCAGAAAGCTCAGGTGTATTTACGCAGACAAATCATCAAAGTTGAAAATCGTAAATACCATTATCAAACAGATGCTAAAATCTTAACAGTCTTAGAAAAGACAGATAATCCAATGACTAGGGAAGAATCTGTAGAATTAATGAATAAGGAAATTCGAACAGGAAAATCTTATTTTACTACTGCATCACACATGTCAACAAATGGATATTATTCTACAAGAGGAATGATTACTCATGTTTCTGTACATGCTGTTCCTAAGGTTCCTATTACCATAGAAGAAATCAAATATGATGAAGCGGAGCTTTTATTTCATGTTGCTGTAAAAGTGTGTGATTCGGGAATTTTAATCCTTGAAGATGCAAAGGGAAAGAAATCACTTATTGAATTTCCGTATAGTTTTACTTCTTCAGGTGGCACTAGGGTAAGTATAAATTCTTTTCCTATTACTCCTATTTTTAATCCTACTACAGGATTTACAATTGAAGAAACAGAAGCAACCGGAAGATATTATGGTTCAAAACCCAAAGAGCATCACGCTCTTGACAAATTTACGAAATTCTATAAAATAGTCAAACATGTTAAGAAAGAATCTTACATTTGACTAAGGAATTTCATGGACAAAACATTTTTACATAACTACAAAATATTCGTTGACGGAGTAACAAGCCCTGTAAGTAAAAACACAGAATTATTCATTCAAAGAATTCGAGAACTTGATGCTGCTGGTACAGATCCTGCACGTTTAATGACAGCTGGAATGGGACTTGCAAGCGAAGGTGGAGAATTTGATGAAATCGTAAAGAAGATATTCTTTCACGGTAAAGAATTTAATGAAGATAATCGCTTCCACTTAAAACGTGAGCTAGGTGATATTATATGGTATTGGATGAATGCATGTATTGCATTGAATTATGATCCATATGAAATTATTGAAGAAAACGTAGAAAAATTGGAGTCTCGTTATCCAGGCGGAAAGTTTTCTGTATGGCATTCGGAGAACAGAAAAGAAGGTGATCTATAATTATAAAATAAATCGCCCCTTCATGAGAGGTGGCGATCCTGAACCAAATGAACATTATAGACCTTGGTTGGAAGAACATGTTGGAGATCAAGGTTTTGAATGGCAATGGTATGTGG